ATGCTGTAAGCGCAGTAATGGCGGCGGAACTTCGGCTTGGCGTATCGTTTGATCTCATATATTTTCGCCAACAGCTTCAGAAGCTGGGCCGTATTGCCGCGTCTGAATTCACTGCGCCCATCAAGATCAAGCTTGATCGTCGCGTTATTGATAAAGAGCTGAACGATCTTCAGCGCCTAGTTAAAAGACGAAAGTACAATATTGAGCTAAATATTGCCGGGACTCTCAGTAAGAAAACTTTTGACGATCTTCAGACTCGCCTTGATGCGCTGAGCACAAGAAAGAAAGTTGAGATTCCTGTCAGCATAAAAAATGCTGCTACCGCCAAAGATGCAAACGATACGGTCATTGGCATCAAGGCCCGTATCGCCCAGAATCAAACGATTAAACAGGGTGATGGGAAGATTCGCATTGGCACCAGCATTAAACCGTCTATTACGAATGCCGATGTAGCGGATTTTCGCAGAGTTGTTCAGGCAAAGCTTTCGGGGATTTCAGTAAAAGTCAAGGCCGATATTCAGGGCGGGTTTGCAGCAGGCCCAACAGGTCTTACAGGCCTTCAAGAGTACATGCGTACTCAAGGCTTGTCAGGGGGCAATATGCCCGGCGCAGCTCAGACCGGGCGTCGCACTCAATTTGAAGCGGCGGTTGCGCAAGCTTCAAACAGGGAGCTGCAAGACATGATGCGTCGGGCCAAGGTGTCTGGCCGCAGCAGCATAAGAAGCAGCGCCGCAATGCGGGAACGTCTATTGCAATTAGACGACATTGCAATGGAGGGGATTCTCGGGAATCTTCAGATGAATATGAATGACCCTAGGCGGGTCAAGAGTGGTTTCCTTGACAAGGTTGCACGAGCTGTCTTTTGGATGGCCGGTGTTGATCCTGAATACCTAAGGCGCGAAGCTGCACAGCGCAGGGCGCTGCCGGGGGTTGACTTCCCGGCCACCGTCCCACCATCGAATGTTTCAATTGGCCCTTCAGGGACCGGCCGAGCCCTGCCTGCCGGCGCAATTCCTGGAGCACTTCCAGGAACGCGCTTTGGCGCACGTGGTTTTCTGCCCCCTCAAATCGGCCAGGATCTGCGAAACATACTCCGCAATGCAGCATTCACTTTTGTCGATTCGTTAAATGCGCGGATTCGCCAAGTAAACGTGCGCGAAATAGGGCGGCAGGCTTTGCCTCCTTCCATGATTCGCGGCTTATTGCCGTCCGCCGTTGGTCGTACTCCTGCCACGTATGGAGGGCCGGCAGTTAGAGGGCTTTCTGTTCAGGATCGCATTGCTCAGGCTTACGCAAGATCTGCTGCGCGTGGAGCGAGCGTCATGGCGGAAAGCCCTCAGGGCTTTGCGCTGGGAGCTGGAGGGAGTGGCGCCGCTGGTCCTTACAGGCCATTCGATCAACCACAAAGAGGCGGCGCTCTTGCCCAGTATCAGCAACCGTCCGCGACAAGATTATCTTCGGAATTGCCAGCAAACTATTTCCAGACGGGAAGACTTGCAGCAGGAATTAGAGGGCTAGGCGCTGATTTCAATCAAGCCAAGCTTCCACTGGCCGGAGCGGTAAGGGAACTTGGTGACGAATTCGCCACGGCAACAAAGCAGGTGCTGTTGTACGGAACGGCGTATAAAGCACTCGCTTTTTTCATCAATCTGCCTGCGCAGGCGCTTGAAGCGGCCAAAGCGCTTCAAACAATTAACAATCAGCTTGAGGCGGTAACTGGTAGTGCTTCTAATGCTGACCGTTCGTTTGCGTTTATTGATGATTTAGCTAATCGTTTTAACGTACCTCTCGCTAGCGCACGCGATGGCTTTGTGAAGTTGTACGCTTCCATGGAGCCCGCTGGGTTTAGTGGTAGCGAAATCGAAGGGTTATTTGAGGGCATCAGCAAGGCCACTGCCACATTCGGCCTAAGCGCCGACCAAGTGGATCGCGTGAACTATGCCTTTGCTCAGATGGCCAGCAAGGGCCAGATTATGAGTGAGGAGCTTAAAGGGCAACTTGGTGACGTGCTCCCCGGATCCCTTGCATTGTTTGCTCGTGCTGCTCAAATGAGCATCCCGGAATTCTCTAAAGCTATGGAGGATGGGGCATTCAAGGGCGAGGCGATGGCGCAGGTGCTGCGCAATGTGGCCAAAATCATGAACAGTGATTTTGGCGGCGCCGCTGCCAATGCTGCTAATACGTTGCAAGGTGCATTGAACGGGATGCAGAATTCTGTTCAGCGACTTTACGAAGCGTTTGAGCCTGTTGTGAATGCAATTGCATCCCAGGCTTTCCCATTGATCAGCGAAGCAGTTGCGAATGCGACAGAGGCAGTCAAGGCATTTGGAGCTGTGATTAGTGGCAATGAGGGTCCAGCGAACATGCTGGAAGGTGATGCTCGGGCAATTTATGACGCGATGCGTAGTCTGCAGGAAATCTTTGGCGCAGTTGGTCGCGTAATTCAGGGGCTAGCGCCAACATTTTCGCTACTTGGTCGAGTGCTTCTGACAATTGCAGATGCTATATCGCGAGTTGTCAATACAAGATTTGGAGGGTTCCTTGCTGACTTGGCAGTCAAAGTTGGCATTGGAATGATTGCAGTGCAAGCGTTCTCTCGCGTGATGGGCTTCCAGCTTGTTGCTTCCCTGATTACTGCAGCTCAAAGCGCTCGCACGCTCACCGGATCCATTGCAGCAATGACCACTGCTTTGCGTACTTCTACGGTGGCAGCGCGCGCATTCAGGCTTGCGTTGACTGGATTGGCCGTTGGTGGGGTACTGATGGGCATTGAGGCTCTTGTAGGCGTGATCGGCAAGCTTGCTAATCGCCTGCGCGATGCTCGCAATAGAGCTGTTGAAGCAAGGGAGGCCATTAAGAGCATGGGCGCTTCCGAACTCTCGGCGGAACAAAGGAAGATCACTCAAGCGAAACAAGCATTGCAAGCTGCCAAGACTGGTGGTGGCCGTGCAATGGTGACGGCGGATCAATTTGAAATCCTTAAAAATTACGGGCTAGTAGATGACTTTGAAAAGGGATCAAGAATTGGAAAGAGTGGTGGAAAGCCCACGCTGCAAATCAAGATTGATCCCAGCCTTGTAGAGAGCAGGCTGCAGGGATTAAACGAAATCCAAGCGCAACAAGATCGCGCAATGAAGGATCTGTATTTCACTCCTTCTACTCCTGATCTTGAAAAGGTAGATCTCGCCGCTGCAGAAGGCAAGAAGAAAGCTGGAGATAAGTTAAAGGAATACACGAGTGACCTTACTAAGCAATTAAAAGCAGAACTCGCTGCAAAGTTGTCCGCTGTTGATGCGGACGAAACCATCTTTAAGCGCGAGAAAGAACTCCAAGCGGCTCGGTTAAAGCTTGACTATGAAGGCCGCATTTTGCAAGAGCAGGCGCGTCTGGCGCAACAAGATGCTTTGCAATATACGCCTGAAACTCGTGGACTATTCCTTCAAGAGCGGAAAGCGGAATTTGAGCAAGAAGCGGCAAAGATTCAAAGTGAATATGCGAAAGTAATTTCAGGGCCTCTGGCATCTGCGGTTGAATCGTACAACGATACGCTTGAGGAGGAAGTTGCAAAGCTTGAGCTTGTTAATCGTGGCGTAGATGAGCTTTCTGCCACTCAGAAAGCTCATAAACTGATTCGCGATAGCTTGCTTGAGGTTACAGACGAAGATCTTGATAAGGTTCCCGAATTACGAGATAAAATCAACGCACTAAGAGATTCTTTCCTGGGGCTTGGTGCCGCAATTGATGACGCACGTGGCAAATCCTATGTTGGCGATCTGTTAAATCAATTCAAAAATCAACGCAGTGTCTTACAGGCTCCGCTTGGCCAGGAGCGCATGGTTGAGATCCAGCAGGATCTTAAGAGGCGCGTGTTGCCACAAGAAGGTGCTGGTGATCTTTTCCAACAAGAAGACTACAATCGTCGCCTGCAAGTAATGCGAGAAGGCGCCTCAAGCCTTGCTGGGACAATCAATTCCAGCATTGGAGATGCCATCACGAAGATTGCAACCGATTTTCAGAACTTGCAACAGCATGGCGTTGATTTTTTGAAGACAATTGCGGATGGGTTTAGACAGCTTGCAAGTACCATTATCCAAGAGATGACAAGAGCGTTAATCAATCAGGCAGTGTCCAAGTTGTTTGGATTCGCTCTGGGTGCAATTGGGGGAGGCGCGAACATGGGTGGTTCTGGCTATTACAACCCGATGACTGGCGTTGGAACTGCTGGTCCGAATTTCGGATTTACGGCGGCCAATGGAGGTATCGCTCCTGGTGGATTCCGTGCATTCGCCAATGGTGGCGTCGTCACCGGCCCCACACTGGGACTTGTAGGAGAAGGTCGCTTCAATGAAGCTGTCGTGCCACTGCCTGATGGCAAAAAGATTCCAGTTGAACTTGGCGGAGGTGCTGGCAACAGCATTTCTACTAACATTGTTGTCAATGTGAACAATGGCCAAGCATCGTCTCAAGTTAATGGCGGCGGCGGCCAGTCCTTGGGTCGCGAGCTTGAAGGCGCTGTTCGCAGTGTCATCCTCAAGGAAAGCCGTCCTGGCGGCATTATTTACAATCAGCGCTAAATCATGGCACAGCCCACATTAGTTCTTGATGTCGAATACGGCCTTACTGCCAGGAGAGGCACGCGCACCAGGCGCGTGCAATTTGGCGATGGCTTTGAACAGGTGATTCCTGATGGCGCTAATGTTGACATCAGGAAGTACGACATTCGCACAGTTCCCATCACCGATGAACAAGCGATTGCGTTAGACGAAACGCTTTCTGATTTGCAGGGAGATTTCTTCTATTCGCAATTCTTTCAAGACAACGCTCAATACAAATATCGCCTAGATCCAAACGAATGGAGCTGGGAAAGTCTTGGTCCCAATTCCAATATTATTTCCTTCTCTTGTAAGCGAATCTACGATTCCAGGAGCTGATAAATGAGCATTGAAAATGAAGTGAGACAAGGATGGCATGATGCCATCATTGAGATGTATGAAATAGACCTTTCCACCATTGGAGATGGTTTTTCCGGGCAATATTTTTTGACGAATGAAATAATGCCAGATAACTCGTTCGTTCGATGGAAAGGTCAAACTTACACTTCTTTCCCCATTGAAGCTGGTGGTTTTGACATTAGCACGAAGGGGCAAATGGCACAACCAGAAATAACCGTTGCCAATATTTTTGGTACATTTAGCAATGCCATCTCCTCGGCGGATGATCTTGTTGGCGCGAAAGTAATCCGTCGCAGGACATTGTTCAAATATTTGGACAATGGTCCTTCGCCAGATTCAAGTCAGGAATTTCCAGATGATATTTTCTACATCGAACGCAAAAGTGCCGAGACAAACATTACTGTCACATGGCAGCTTGCCAGTAAGATCGACCTAGAAGGCCTCCTGCTGCCTCGCCGCGTGATTACGCAAGATCATTGCCTATGGCGCTACAAGGGGCCTGAATGCGGCTACAACGGACCACCAGTGGCCAATGAATTTGACGAGGCGCCGTCTGGCTCGTCTTCGCAGGCCACGACGTATGTTGCAGCGCTTCAGGCGCTGCAAGCTGCGAATGCGCGATTGAACTCAGCACAGGCGGAGCTGATAGAGGCAGAGGCTGCCCAAGAGATTGTATGCTCCACTGGAATTCTGC